GCCTGACATGAATATCCATATTCAGTTAGGTATCGGCGCGGTGATCCGTAGCAAACTTCGAGGAATCGGAGTCAACTTGGACGATCAAACCAGAAACCAGCGGATGGCCCACGTGGGGTCATTTACTGGTTCTCTTGCTACAATCGACCTAAGCATGGCGAGTGATACTATCTCGCGAAGCGTAGTTGAGCTTTTAGTTCGTCCCGACTGGCTCGAGGCACTAGGGCAGTGCCGGAGTCCTTTTGGAGTTCTTCCTTCTGGTGAGAAAATATTTTACCAGAAGTACTCCTCTATGGGGAATGGGTATACGTTCGAGTTGGAGAGCCTGTTGTTTAGCTCTTTAGCTTTCGCGTATGCTCACCTTCATGGAGAAGAGGTGGGTCGTATCTGCGTGTATGGGGACGATATTATTGTCCCCAGCACAATGGCTCCCGCGTTTTGTGGCCTCCTTGAGTATCTCGGCTTCACGCCGAATGAGAAAAAGAGCTACTGGACGGGGGATTTTCGTGAAAGTTGTGGTAAACACTACTTTCGCGGCTACGACATCACCCCTTTCTACGTCAAACAAGCTCCAAAGAAGCTCATCGATCTTTTCAAGATTCACAATCAGTTATGGCGGTTTGTTGACCGCTCTGACTGGTTGTCTTCTGAGAGAAAGAAAAGGCTTTTGGAGGTCTGTTCATGGCTGCGGACTTATTCACCCGCAAGCTGGCGTAGGCCTTCTATCGTTGACGGCCTCGGAGATGGAGCCTTCGTCGGTTACTTTGACGAAGTTACTCCCCAACGAGCGTCTCGCGGATGGGACGGTTACTTGTTTAAAAGTATCGTCACAGTTCCGATCCCTGACGAGTCCTATGACTCCTATGGGCTGATGCTTAAAAGCCTTGATCGCCTCGAGAGAGGTCCTCAGGCTCCACCGCATCCAAGTCTGACGGGCAAAGAGCCCCCAGATATGGTAGAGGTGCTTCCCATAAAGAAGCAAAGGTACGTAGCGACGCTGATCTTCCAACCGTCAGCGGCAATACGTAGACAGTGCAC